TCTACGATGGGATATAAGCTTGCTGGTTTTGATGTAATCGGAGCAAACGACATTGATCCCGAAATGGCTTGGCACTACAAAGAGAACCATAAACCAAAATATTATTATCTTGAAGACATTAGAAAATTTAGACAACGAGAAGATTTACCAAAAGAATTATATCAATTGGATATTTTAGACGGTTCACCACCTTGCTCTAGTTTTTCAATGGCAGGATCAAGGGAAAAAGGCTGGGGCAAGAAAAAGAAATTCAGGGAAGGACAAGCAGAACAAACTCTGGATGATTTATTTTTTGATTTCATAGAGCTGGCGAGGAAATTACAACCAAAAGTTATTGTGGCTGAGAATGTAAAAGGAATGTTACAGGGAAACGCCAAGGGATACGTTAAGCAGATCATAGGATTGTTTAATGTCGCTGGTTATGATGTTCAATTGTTTTTGCTAAACGCTGCAAGCATGGGAGTACCACAAAAAAGAGAGAGAGTTTTTTTTGTTTGTAAAAGAAAAGACCTTAATTTTAAAGATTTAAAACTTGGCTTTAATCAGAAGATGATAAGTATCAGGACGGCCTTTGGAGATATTATTAATGAAGAGGGAAAGGATTTTTCTAGCTCATCTATGAAAAAATATTATGATAAGTGCTCTCCTGGATATTCTTTTAGTTCTGTGCACCCAAAGGGAAGCCTGTTCTCTCTTATAAAATTACACCCTGACAAGGTAGCGCCAACACTTACAGCAACAAACGCACAAGACCAGCTTTATAGATGGGATAAAATGAGCGGTCTTTCCAATAATCAAGTTTGTTTACTTGGTTCATACCCACTTGATTATAAATTTAAAACAAAAGCAGGTTACATGATCGGCATGTCAGTCCCCCCGTTGATGACTTACGGGGTAGCTAATCAAATTTATAAGCAATGGTTTGACACAACCCCAGAAACAAAACTAAACTAATAATAACGCAAATCGGAAGGTCTTTATAAATATTGATAAATACAAACCAGAATTTTGTGAATTACTTGTTGATCACATGGCAAAAGGAAAATCTTACGATTCATTTCCTGCAATCATTTGGGACAAGTTTAAAGTCTATGTAGGCTTGTCAACTATGTATGATTGGGAGAAAAGGGTACCTGAGTGGAAACAGGCAAAAGAAATTGCAGTGAGCAAAACACTCGACTTCATGGAAACAAGATTAGCAATTAAAATATCAGGTCAAGACGTAAAAGGAATCGACTCGAGAAAGATTGACTCATACTGCTTAATGGGCGCACTAGCTAGAAGGTTCCCGCATATATATTCAGACAAACAACAAATAGATCACACTGTCACGGCAAAAAAACTAATCATCGAAGGACTTGATGAGTGATGGCAACATCAGGTTCAGACCCTTTGGCCCACAAAAAGAATTTCTACAAGCAAGAAATGATTTTAGATACAGAGGATTGTTCGCAGGTAAAAGATCGGGCAAATCAGAAATAGCTTACGTTGATACTTGTCTTAAGATAGAAGAGAAGCCAAATTATTTTGACAATGGAATTGATCCTCACTTAATTGTTATCATCTCACCCACACACGACATGATGCAAAGGCTTGTATGGCCAAAGTTTATTAAGTTCGCCGCCCCCTGGATAAAACAGTTTATCCCATCAGCTAATAAAATAATTTGCAACGACAACAAAACAATCATCTATGGCATTAGTGCAGAAAAGATTTCAAGAATGGAAGGTCTCAAAGTTCATCACATTCACATCACAGAAGTTTTTCAAGTTGGTGAAGATGCCTTTCTTGAATCCCTCGCAAGAACAACGGACACAAAAGGCACCATTACAATTGACGGATCATTGGGGCCGCAATTAGTTAATCCAAAAAACCATTGGGTGTACAAAAGATTTATAGAAAATAAATTCCCTGACACTAAAATCTGGGAATGGGCAACGATAGAAAATCCTCACATAGACAAAGAAGAAATCCACAAGATGAAAGAGGCTCTTGATCTAAAAACATTTCGCTCAATGTATGAGATTGATTGGGACACGCCACCCATGCACGCGGTGTATGATAACTTTTCAGAGAACAATGTCATTGAATATTATTCAGTTAGTGAAAAACTAGAAACAATTATCTCAATCGACTGGGGATATGCTCACCCGATGGCGGTTGTGTTTTTACAATACGATCGAGCGCGAGATACCTTCTACCAATTTGATGAGATCATAAAAAGCAAATTAACTCTTGATATACTTTATCAACTAATAGAGCAAAAGATTAAGCAACATAATTTAAAGAACATAAAGTGGTATGCAGACGTGGCGGGAAATCAAGAGCGTGAACAACTAGGGATTTCAAACATCAGATGGTTTTGGGATCGTCACCAAATTAGAATCCAATCAAGTAGGCTCCGTGTTTTAAAAACAGTTGCCATCGTGAGAAGTTATATTCAAAATACTAATAATGCCATCAGGTATTTTGTTTCCACAAACTGTCCACTAACGATTGATAGCATAAAGCGCTATCGCTACGTTGTTAAGAATGGAGTTGTGCAGAACGAAAACCCTGAGAAGCTTGACGATGATGGCGTTGATGCTCTACGCTATGGATTAGTAAACGGAATAAGAACAATATCAGGAATCGAAATATCATGATTAATTTATTAGACAAAAATTGCGTTCAGAAGTTGGTTATAGAAGCCTTTTCACCAGAAGAAGACAAGTACAGGCGATCAATCGATGCACAATGGAAAGTGCTTAGAGGTAATTTAATTTCATTCGTTGAGGGTGCTCTTAAAAAAACTTACCCAAAAACTTATGAGTCATTTGAAATAACCGATGTAAATCTTGCAAAGAAAATAAATCATAAAAGATCGCAAGCATACAAGAAACAACCGATAAGGCTACTTGATGATGAAACACAGACAGAGCTTTATCAAGAGTTAATGACAGATATTAATTCACTTAAAGTTTTAAGAACGCACGATGCTTATTACAACTATTTTAAATATTCTTGCATCTGGTTTAATTACTATGATGATGAAGAAGGTAAGCAAAAAATTATCCTTAGAGCGTTAAGACCAAATCAATTTAAGCGCGTTGTAAATGATCGCGGCGAAACTACTTGCTTCTTGGTTTTCTTTGGCGAGACAGATGCAAGTGCCGTGCGCATCACGGGTGATGGTCAAAAGCAAATCTTTCAAGATGCATCAGAAGATAATAAAAATAACATGATTGGCTTGTGGACAAAAGATCAACACGTGTTGGTTAATGTAAAAAGATTAAACGGGAATTGTGATATTACTTACCAACCAATCGAAGGCAATGAATCAAATATAAATGTTCTTGGAATGATCCCTGCAATGTTCTCACAAGAAGGTGACGAGCAAGACAGACCAGCATTAAACAATCTTGCAAATCAAACGGTAAGATTAAACACGATGCTATCAACTATCATCACAGGTATGAACGCTCAGGCGTTCGGACAACTGGTAATTAAATATCCAGAGAATCAACCAATGCCAGATGTTCTCCAACAGGGGATGCTAACATTTTTAAAACTTCCACAAGCGGGCGGCGAAGACCCAGAGACAACGGCAGATTATATTTCGCCTTCACCTGACCTTGCCAATGCGCTTAATGTTTTTTATTCCTACGTGAGCGCTGTGCTTGATGAACATCAAATTTCCGTTACCGCAATCAAAGGGGATGCTCAAAAGTTTGCGAGTGGACTTGATAGAATGTTAGCACAAGCAGACACAAACGAAGTTGTTGAGGCAAATCAAGAAGTCTATGCTGAGTTAGAAAAACAATTATACAAACTCATTAAGAAGTTTAAAGAATCTAAATCTGAATTTATGTTTAAGTCAGAAGCCCTAATGATTAAATACATTAAGCCAAATCCAATGATGAGTGAGAAAGAAATCTTGGAAAATGCTAAAGTAAAATTAGACATGGGAATTATTGAACCATACGAAATTTTACAAGCTCTTGATCCAAATGTTGAAGACGATGATGCAATCTCAAGAGTTGAAGAAATAAAAGCCAAGGGAAAGAATGTTGTCGATGAATTAAAATCTAACATGGTTAAAGAAGATTCAGACAGCATGAGCGCGATCAACAAAGCAAAAGAAGAGCAAGATAGCTCTAATAAAAAAGCAATGGATTTTGTAAATGCCAGTAAACAAATCTGAAGTCACTTACAATTTACAGATAGCCGACATCGTGCCGGAGTTTTCTAAACTATCTAGCGATGAGAAAGAAGATATTAAAGAAATGGTTGGTGATCTTTTACTAGAAGAGATTGAAAGTTTTTTAGATGAATCAGAATCACCCGTCAATGGCGGCAAATATAAAAGATTAAAGAAAGATGGCGAACCATCAACACTAGAACTAACTGGCGACATGAGATCAACACTTGAATGGTCTAGCGTGAAAGGTGGGATAAAGGTTGGCATCTTTGGTAATGGTGAAACTGAAAAAGCATTTAATCATAATGTGGGTGACACGGTTCCAGTAAGAAGATTTATACCATTACCAGATGAAGAGTTTAAACCCGCGATTGTAAGAAAGATAAGGAGCTTGGTGCTTAATGCAATTGAAACTGAAGAAGAAGTTTAAATTCGGCCAGATGTTCAAGGACATCAAAGAAGATTTTTCTAAGGCAGAGAACAGAAGGGCATTTAAAACATTGCTTCAGGAAACTATTTATTCAGGAATTTCACCCGTTGCAGGTAAAAGATTTAAAAACTACACAAAAGAATATGGCGAATTAAAAGGTAAGAAGTCACCGGTTGACATGACAGTGACAGGCGATATGCTTGACTCCATAAATATAGAGTCAAAGAACGAAGGCAAGACACTACTTATAAAGTTTACAGATGAGAAAGCAAAATATCATGACAAGTTGGGTGCAGGCAAAAGTAAAATAATTAGAAGGCTTCTCCAGCTTTTGCTTTTCAAGGTTCGATCTTTCATCACTCACCGATTGATAACGCTCTTTCCAACCCTTCGATTCATTGAGCAATCTTTCGTTTGATGATTTGAGCGAACTAAGCTCT